CGTCGCGATCGTGCCGCCCTCGATGAAGTTCATCGCCAAGGAGGTCCTCGATCAGGGCAGCGAGCTGATCGCCAAGGACATCGCCCTCCTCGGCGGCTCGCACGGCGCGGCGGCCCCGAGCAACGTGATGCGCGGGACGCTGGACTACATCGTCAACCCGTTCCTCGCGAACGACCCGACGACATGGTACCTCGCCTGCACCACGCGCGCGACCAAGGGCATCATCTTCCAGCTGCGCGAGTCGCCGGAGCAGGTGTTCTTCACCCGGCCCACCGACACCGACGTGTTCATGCACGACGAGCTGAAGTGGGGCGTCCGGGCCCGCGGCGCGGCTGGCTTCGCGCAGTGGTTCCTGATGGCGCGCTGCGCCGCCAGCTAGCACCGGCTGATCAGTCGCAATCGCTTTCGCAAGTTCGGTCCGGCGAGCCGAGGGAGAGACCGCGCGTCCCCTCCTCGTGACGTTCGGGCCTTCCTGAATCGCTCGGGCGTCGGCGGTCGGTTGATCACCGGCCGCTGACGTCCCGCTTACACGAGGAGGATGAGATGGACCCGAAGCAGAAGCAGCAAGGATCGCAGCAGCCGGAAGAGACCACGCCCCGCGGCGAGAAGAGGGCCGTGTGCGTCATCTCGCACGCGCAGTTCGGGCATCATTTCCAAGGCCACCACCTGCCGCGCAACAAGCCGGTGATCATCGAGATCTCCCCCGCCGACTTCGACGAGGAGTCGCGCATGCCGACCCCGGAGAGCGCGCTCGGCCAGCAGATCGCGCGTCATCCGGGCCCGCCGTCGCTGCTCGAGTTCATCGAGGACACCGACGTCCGGTGCATCGGGGGCAAGAACCCCAACACCGGCGCCGAGACCAAGGCGGCCGAGAGGGCGAAGAAGATCGAGACAGTCAAGGTCGTCGGCTTCTCCCTCCACGACCGCGGGCACTACCGGGCGCACGTCTACTGGCCCGCCGACGCGCAGGCGCCCGTCTGCTACGAGGTGCCAGCGCGCGCGCTGCGCGAGCTCGAGGCGGACAAGCGCCTCAAGATCCTCTCGCCGGTGAAGGACGAGGAGAACCCCGGCAAGCGCATCTTCGTTCCGCCGGAGCAGTTCCACGCGATCTCCGGAGCCAAGTACTTCCAGGCGCTGGCCGAGCAGCAGCGCGAGGACGCCGACGAGGAGTCCATCTACGAGCGTGTGAAGGCGAAGAAGAAGGCGGAGGACGAGCGCCGCCAGCGCGTCACCAACGCCAACGCGACCTGAGCCTGAACATGGTGATCAGCTGGCCGACATTTCCGAGGGCGAGCTACGCCACCTCCGAGGAATTCGACACCCACGGCATCAATCCCGCGGGGCTGCCGGCGGGGATCACCAACGAGCAGAAGGCCGGCGCCATCGTCGCGGCCTCCACGCTGGCGGACGGCTACCTCTGCGGCCGGTTCACCATGCCGCTGACGGCCTGGGGAGTGGATCTGACGCAGGCCGTCTGCAAGATCGCCGTGTGCGATCTCATGGCGGCCCAGGTCGGGTTCAACCCCGATGAGGATCAGGGCAAGTTCCTGATGGGCCGGCGAGCCGAGGCGGTGCGGTGGCTCGAGCAGGTCTCCCGCGGCGCGGTGACGCCCATGGGCATCACCGACAGCAGGCCATCGTCAACACCTGGTGGCGCGGCGCCGAGCGCGCGCGCGTTCAGCCTGCCCTCGCGCGGATGGGTTCGACGCCGCGACTGATTCATCCCCGGCTCTTTGAGGGCGCCGCGGCCCGGCATCTGCCGTGGCGCCGCGGCGCCCATTTCTTGTGCCCATGACCTGCAAGATTGAGGACAACGACCTCGGCTGGAAGAAGATCCTCCAGAACCTGCGGGACACCGAGCGCAGCCGCAGCAAGGTCGGCGTCGTCGGCGAAGCGGGGAAGATGAGAATCCCGCCGTCGAATCTGCCGGCGGCGACCGTGGCCCTCATCCAGGAATTCGGCGCGGGCGAGCCTGGCGAGCGGGGCTACGTCCCGGAGCGCAGCTTTCTCCGGAAGCAAGTGGACGAGCACCTGGACGAGATCGGCGAGGCGCTCGCGGTCGCCGGGGATGCGGCGTTCGACCCTGAGATTGGCGAGGGCGGACAGGAGCGCTTTCTGAAGGCAGGAGGCGAGATGCTGGCGGGACTCATCCGTGACGGCATCGACGGCGGAATCCCCCCACCTCTTGCGCCCTCGACCCTCCAGCAGCGCAGCTCCGGACTTCCGCCCCTGGGACATCTGCGCGAGGCCGTCGACCACGTCGAGCAAATCCGGTCGACCCCGGACGAGGAAACCTGATTGTACTGGCAGATCCGCGAGCAGGCCATCGGCGCTTGGTTCCTGGCCTCGAGCGGACTGCCCGAAGGGCACGTCATCTGGGCCAACCAGCGGCTGCAGACGCCTGCGCGGCCGTACGCCAAGCTGAAGCGCAGCGGCATTCGCGACGACTGCGGTCCAGGCGGCGAGCAGCGGACAGCGTACGACGCCAGCGCGGCCCCCGGCGAGGAGATCACGCGGCAGGTTGCGAAGCGCAAGAAGTTCGACGTCGAGTGCACTGTGTTCTCGGACGCGGTGGTCGGCGATGAGCAACTCACCATGGGCTCGTCCACCACTAAGACAGCCGCCGACTACGCGAGCGCCGCGGAGACCGCTCTCTGGCTCCCCGGGCAACTCGAATCGCTGCTGGTCGACGCCGCGCTCGGCGTCGCGGAGTCTGGACAGATCCAGGACGTCCCGGAGCAGAAGGGGAACACCTGGCTCTCGCGCGCGACCTTCCGCGTCACCTTCCGCTACGTGGAGTCGGCGGAGGAGAAGCTCGGCTTCATCCAGGCGGTCCGAGGCACCGGGACGTTGAAGCACGCGGACGGCTCGACGACGACATTCCCGATCGAAATCGGGACGCCATACACGCAGGGGCTCAGGGGCCCGATCGTCAAGGGCCGAGAGGGCTCGCCTCTGCTGCAGGTGTTGGTCACCGAGGTTCCCGCCCAGGACCAAGACGTCGTGGTGGAGATCGTCACCGGGGGAGTGCCGCCGGACCTCACGTTCCGCTGGTCGAGCGATGGCGGAACGACGTGGTCGGACGTGCTCACCACGGACGCCGACGAGTGGGGTGACGTGGCGATCTACCACGTGCTCGAGCCAGGCCTGTTGCTCGGCTGGAACAACCTCGGCTCTCTGCCCTACGAGGCCGGCGACAGCTTCACCTTCAGCATTTACGCCATCGACTAAAACGCAGGCCCCAACCCAGGAGTTCCAATGGTCGGCATCAACGATCTCGTCAACGTGCAGGTCTCCATGACCGGCGCGCAGCTGTCGCGCGAGGGCTTCGGCCGGGCGTTGCTCCTCTCCACCGACTACCCCGCGAGCTTCACCTCGCCCCGGACCTACTCGGGATCCGCTGGGCTCGTCGCCGACGGCTTCCCTTCGAACGGGCCCTCGGTGCTCGCCGCGCAGGCCTACTTCGGCCAGACGCCGCCGCCGCCCGACATCAAGGTCGGCAAGCGCACGCACATCGTCGCGCAGGCGTGGACCGTCACGCCCGCCGCCAACCCGCCCAACCTCACCGACTTCGTCCTGGACCTGGCGTACGGCCAGGCGAAGTACACCACCGACAGCGCGCCCACGGTCGCCAAGATCGTCACCGGGCTCAAGACCGCGATCGATGCGCTGGCCACGGCGATCTCCGCCTGGGCCAGCGGGCACGGCTACGTGCTCGGCGACAAGTGCAAGAACTCGAACAACATCTACCAGTGCGTGAAGGCTGGCACCTCGGCTGGCTCCGGCGGCCCGCTCGGCGTCGGTGACGCGATCGTCGACAACGCGGCCAAGTGGCAGTGGATCGGCGGCATCCTCGACGCGACGGACAACACCACCAACCTCGGGATCGCGGTGCACACCGCCGGCATCTGGGGCCGCGTCAGCCCCGAGAACACGGTGCTGATGGACGTGATCCAGTCGCACGCCGACGGAGGGATCGCCTCCGACCTCACCGCGCTGCAGCTCATCGACGACGACTGGTACGGCATCATCAACCCCTACAACTCGAGCGCGGAGATCCTCGCCGCGGCGGCATGGACCGAGTCGGCGAAGAAGCTCTTCCCCAACCAGTCGCAGGACACCCCGATCGTCAACACCGCTCCGACGGGCGCGACCGACATCGCCGCCAAGCTGGAGGCGGCGAGCTACACGCGCAGCCCCTGCATCTTCCATCCCGACAACGCCGAGTTCGCCGACGCGGCGTGGTTCGCCAGCCGGTCGACCTTCACCCCCGGCCAGGAAACCTGGGCCTACGCGACGCTCGCCGGCATCGCGGTGACGACGCTCACCCCCACGCAGATGGGCAACGCCTCGGGCACGCCGGCGGGCCTCTACGCCGACGGCAAGTGCTGCAACATCTACGTGAACCTCGCCGGCGCGAACAAGGTCTACCCGGGCACGCTGCCCTGCCGCGAGTTCGTCGACATCGTTCGCCTCAACGACTGGATCACCAGCAACATGCAGGCGGACGTCGGCAACCCGATGCTCAACCCCACCGGCGGCGGAAAGCTCCCGTTCGACGACGGCGGAATCATCGCGGTCAAGGCGGCGATGCTCTCGACGCTGATGGTCGCGGTGGGCAACCACGGACTCGTGGCGGACCCGAAGCCCACGGTCGGCGGGCCGCGCGCCCGAGACGTCGCCCCCTCCAACAAGAGGGCGCGCTTGCTGACCCCCATGACGTTCAACGGCACCTACGCCGATGCGATACAAGCGGCCGCGATCGTCGGCGTGCTCACGCACTGATTTCGGCCTCAGCCCGACGCCGTGAATCGACGCCGACGGGCGCCGCATTGCACGGCGCCGGGCCGGCCTCTCACCCTCCACCGCAGCCCAGGAGATAAGCCATGGAGCAGCCCCTCGTTTTCGATCCGCTCGCCAACAAGCTCGTCTTCCTGGGGCAGGTGGCCACCGGCTTCGCGAAGGACAAGATGTACGAGGCCGCCAGGTCCGAGGACGTCTTCAAGACCGAGGTCGGGTGCGACGGCGAGTACAGCCGCACGATCATCCGCGACGCGAGCGGCACCACGAAGATCACCCTCAAGGCGACCAGCCCGTTCAACGACGTCCTGGCCGCCGCCTACGAGCTCGACGTCTCCTCGGGCGGGGCTGCGGCGGGCCCGCTGCGCATCGAGGACGTGAACGGCAACACCGCCTGCCACGCCTCTGCGGCATGGGTGATGGGCATCCCGCCGATCGTCTCCGGCAAAGAAGAGCCGGAGCGGGAGTGGACGCTCGGCATCGGCCGGTGGGACGAATTCCACCCCGGCGGCGGCATCGCGTCGGCCACCATCCCGCTGTCGCTGTAGGCCATGGCGAGGTTGCCCTGGTACATCTCGCGGATCAAGTTGGATCCCGCGCAGAAAAAGCAGGGCTACCTGCAGCTGAAGATGCGCGTCCGGCGCTGGGCGTGGCCAGCCCTGCTGGTTATGGCCGTCTGGCGCTACCGGCGAGAACTCTGGCGCGGGCTGCGCCTCCAGTGGAGGTAACACCGCATGGCTCGGAAGTACGAGGAGAAGACCATCGGCGAGCACAAGTGGCTCGTCCAGCAGCTCCCGGGTGACTCGGGCCTGGAGATGTTCGCCTGGCTCGTCCGCCTCTTTGGCCAGCCCCTGGTGATGACTGCGGCGGGCGGCACCAGCCTGCCCGAGGACGCCAACGTGCTGGACCCCGCGGTGCTCTTCCGCGTGGCGACCGCCGTCGGCGAGCTGCGGATCCCGCGCGGTGAGATGACGGCCCTCGCGAAGGCGCTGCTGGTCGGCTGCCAAGTCGACGGGCGCGACTACGACCCGCGGACGGCCGACATCATCTTCCAGGGCGAGACCCTCAACTACATCAAGGTGCTGCTCTTCGCGGTGCAGGTGAACTTCCGCGATTTTCTCGGAGGCTTCGCCGCCTTGCGAACTCTTCTGCAGGCGCCGAAGCCCGCCGCCAGCAACTCCGTGGGTACGACCACCTCCGCTGGTCCAAGCTCCGCCCCGTCGCCTACGGTGTAGCGACCCTCCAGGAAGTCGAGTGCTACTACTCGATCGATGACCTCGCCGACGTGAACGAGGCTCTCGACCTCCGCATCAAGATCGAGAATCCGCAGCCTGAACCGAAGGCGCCCGATCACCGTCGGCGCCGCTAGGAGACCCCCACCGTGGTTGTTCGCGAGCTCTATGCGCTCCTCGGCTTCAAGGTCGACAAGGGCTCGGTCGGCAAGGCGCACAATGCCTTCACCGAGCTCAGGTCGAAGATGGAGCTGGTGGGCATGGCCATCAAGGCCGCCCAGGGGTTCTTCGACGAGCTGATCGGCAAGACCACCGAGTACGCCGGCGGCGTGAAGCGCATGGCGACCATAACGGGGATGGCCACCGACTCCGTGCAGGAACTGCAGTACGCGGCGTCGGCGTCGGGCGTCTCGGTCGACGCGCTGCAGGGCGCCATGAACCACCTGGCGCGCCTGGGCGTGCGCGACGTGCACGGCACGATGCTCCAGCTGGCAGACCAGCTTGCGGCGATGCCCAACAACGGGCGGCGGGCGGCCCTGGCGATGCAGTATTTCGGGAAGGGCGGGGCGGACCTGCTGCCGATGCTGGTGAAGGGCCGCAAGGGGCTCGAGGATCTCGGCGCCGAGGGGCGCGAGATGGGCAACGTAATGTCGGGCCCGGCGCTGCAGGACGCGCTCGAGCTGCGGATGGGCCTGCGGCGCCTGAAGGAGACGGAGGAGGGGCTCTCGCGCACGATCGCAGGCCCGGCAATCCGCGCGCTGCTCGGGCTGCTCAAGCCGATGCAGCTGTGGATCCGGGCAAACCGGGAGTTCATCAAGGACAAGGTCGACATCGCCGTGCGCGCGCTGACCGGGGCCTTCCGTGCCCTCTGGAGCGCCGGCCAGGTTCTCGTCCAGATCGCCGACTGGCTCGGGCCGGTGCGCACGGGGCTCGTCGCGCTGGCGGTCGTCCTAGTGACAGGGCTGATCTCGCCCTGGCTTCTCCTGGGCGCGGCGGTGGTGCTCGCGCTCGACGACATCCAGGCCTTCTCGGAGGGCGCGCCCTCGCTCATCGGAAGCGTGCGCGACTCGGTCGAGGAGCTCTGGAAGTCGCTCGCCGCTGGCGATCACGCAACCGAGTGGCAGCACGACCACCCGGTGAATGCCTTCTTCCTTGAGCTGCTCCACAACCTCATGCACATCGGCGAGGTCTGGGACGGGATCGTCGTCAGGTGGGACCAGCTGAAGGGCTCCGGCTTGGCCGAATGGGCCAACGGGATGACCAACCCGATCGAGGGCTTCAAGTACAACGTGCGGATGACGAAGCGGATGTTCGGCATGGGCGGTGGCGAGCCAACCGCTGCGCCTGCCGGCGGCTCGGCGCAGGCATGGGGCACTCCAGAGGGCTCCTCCTGGCGCGGCCCGGTTCCGCTCGCGCCCGCCATGGACCAGTCCTATGCCTCCGCCTCGAGCGCCTTCGGCGGTGGCGCGTCGCCGTCGGCCGCGCTGGCCTCGTTCCCCCCCGCCTCGCAGTCGACGCAGATCTCGCGGCCCGTCAGCATCGACTCGCACCCGACGGTGATGGTCGAGGTGAAGAACTCCAACGCCACGTTCGCCGACATCAAGGGCGCGGTGCAGCAGGCCATCGACGACCACCACCAGATGATCTGCCGCGAGGCCGATGCAGCCTGCAGCACGCCGGAGGGCTGAGCATGGCATTCGTTGAGTACACCGACGCGGGCGGCCAGCTGCAGGTGCTGGACTTCGACGTCGTGCTCAGCGAGCGCGTGCGGGGAGAGGCGACGGTCACCGAGTACCCGGTGGAGCAGGGAGCGAACAAGGGCGACCACAAGCGGCCGAACCTCACGATCATCGACCTCGAGGTCGTGATCTCCAACTGCCCGGTCGTGCTCGATCCGCGTCCACGGCTCACCTACAACGACAAGACCTCGCCGCCCAGGTTCGACGCCGACTTCACCAACGCAGGGATCTACGGGCGCCCAGGCGACAATGCGCGCGACGTCCTCGAATTCCTGCGCACCGACCCCGGCACCGTCACAGTGGTGCTCGGCAATGACGGCCCGTGCGCGCGGCGGCACGAGAGTTTCGAGGTCACGGCCGTCGACGCTCCGCGCGACGTGAAGCTGGGCGATCAGTTCAAGGCCTCGCTGAGCTTCAAGGAGCTGCAGGTGGCGCAGTCGCAGCAGGTGGCCATCAGCTCGACGAACCCGGCGGGCGCAACCGCCAACCGCGGCACGCAGCCGACGACGCCGGCGAGCCCTGCAACCTCGACGGCTGCTGGCAGTGCGCTCCACGCGATCGTCTACGGGAGCGGACAATGAGCTCCGTCCTCGTCCCCGTTGCGCCTGGCATCCCGGACCAGCAGTTCAAGTGCCAGCTCGAGAGCGAGACCTTCGGACTGCGCTTCTACTGGAACCCGCGCGCGGGCATGTGGTTCCTCGACATCTCGGACGCTGCCGGCGACATCGCCGACGGCCTGCCGGTGCCGCTGGGCGTACCGCTGTGCCACCTGCGCCTGAGCGACGAGCGATTGCCCAAGGGCGAGGCGATCGCGGTGGACACATCCGGCCAGGGGCTGGAGCCTGGCGCCGCCGATCTGGGCGACCGCGTTCAGGTGGTCTACATCGAGAGCAGCGACCTGTGAGAGAGCGCCTGGAGCACCTGTGAGCAACGCCCTCTTCGGCCGGTACGCGGCGGTGATGATCGACGTCGGGCTGCCGACGCAGATCCGAATCGATGGTCTCCGCATCGAGTTCCGGGTCACGAAGAGCCTGCGTCCGGAGCCGAACACCGCCGAAGTGACGCTGACGAACCTCTCGCACCAGAGCCGCAAGCAGATGCAGGCGAGCGGCAGGAAGCTCACCATCGAGGCCGGCTACCGTCCGCCCTCGAGCATGAACAGCCAGAGCACGGTCCGGCAGCTCTTCTTCGGCAACATCCGCAGCCCGGGTGGGATCACGCATCGCAAGTCGGAGAACGGGGTCGACTGGCTCACGAAGATCCAGAGCGGCGACGGCGAGCTGGCCTTCAAGACGGCCAGGATCAACCAGAGCTTCGGGAAGGGCGCGCGCAAGACCGACGTCCTCCGAGCGCTCCTCAAGACGTTCACTGTCGACGCTAAGGACGCGATCGCCAAGGTCGGGAGTCAGGGCTTCAGTGCGGTGAATGAGCAGTTCGCGCGCGGGCTGGTGGCGAGCGGCGCGGCCCAGAAGCTGCTGTCCGAGGTGCTCGACTCCTCGGGGCACGGCTGGTCGATCCAGGACGGCGTGATGCAGATCCTGGCGTCGAAGGAGACATCGCCGGATCCGGCGGTGGTGCTCAACGCCAGCACCGGCCTCGTGGGGAGTCCCGAGCTCGGGGAGGATGGTTTCCTCAAGCTCAAGTCGGTCCTTCAGCCTGAGCTCGCGCCGGGCCGCGCGGTGATTCTCAGCAGCGCCGCCTTTCAGGGATCGTTCCGCGTCGAGCGCGTGGTGCACACGGGCGACACCTGGGGCGGCCCCTGGTTTTCGGAGTGCGAGGTACTCCCGGTATGAGCGTCGACAGCCGCACGCCAGAGATGGCCGAGGTGATCAAGAAGGCGATCGCGTCGGCCCTCTCGTCGCTGCACGTGGGCATGCCGGGCGTGATCGTCAGCTACGACCCCGCGACGCAGACCGCCGACGTGCAGCCGCTGGTGCAATCGCGCAACAGCTCCGACGACGTGCCGGTGACGTTGCCGGTCCTCCGCGCGGTGCCGGTGCTCTTCCCGCGAGCTGGCGGCTTCCGTCTGACGTTCCCGGTCGCGAAGGGTGACACCGTTCACCTCGAGTTCTGCGAGCGAGCGATCGACTCCTGGATGGGCAGTGGCTCGCAGCAGCCGGTCGACCCTGTCAGCACCCGGCGGCACCACCTGAGCGACGCGGTGGCCTGCCTGGGGCTCTACGACTCGCAGCACGCTCTCGGCACCACGCCGCCGGCGAACGCCCTCTCCCTCGGCGCCGACGGCGGCCCCGAACTGCAGATCGACGGGACGAACGTCAACGTGAACGCGACGGGCGCGGGCGCGAAGGTGGGCATCACAGTCGGCGCCGGCGGGATGATCAATCTGAACGTCGGCGTGGGCGGCACCATCAACCTCGGCGGCAGCGGAAAGACGATTGCCATGCTTGGCGACACGGCCGGACCGTGGCCGCTCGTCTGCAAGAGCATCATCGTGAAGGGCGCGTGATTCGTGGCCACCCCGGCGACGATCAGCGCCGCCATCCAGGCGCAATGGAAAGGCGACGGGCGCAGCGGCTTCGACGGATCGCCACAGGCGCAGGCTGACATAA